AAAAAAGAATGTATCTTAAAAAAACATATTATTTACAAAATTGCATAGAGATAGAAAAATGCTATACTGCCCGCTATAACATTAAAGGTGAAAAAAGGGTTAAAAGAGAAAAGCCAACAACTGAAGCAGTAAAGAAATACAACACAAAGAAATCTGTTGATAATCTTAGAAGAATGATATTGAATAACTTTGTTGACGGATGGCACATGGTACTTACATACACAAAAACAGCAAGACCAACAATCAAAGAAGCTGAAAAGCTGGTTAAGAATTTCTTTAGGAGAATGAAATACCATTTAGCCAAAATAGGTGTTGAGTTCAAATGGATATTGGTGACTGAATATGAGAACAAGGCTATACATCATCATGTAATCATAAACGATGCTCCAGGACTGTTTGAAATTGTAAAAAAGCAATGGAAGTATGGACGCCCAAACTTCACACCATTAGATGATGATGTGCAGGGGTTAGCTGAATATTTGGTTAAAGAAACAAACAAGACTTTCAGAAATGAAGACAATGTAAAGAAACAGAGATATACACATTCACGTAACTTAATTATTCCAGAACCAAAGATTGAAGTTATATTTTCAAATGAGTTCAGAAAAGAACCACAGACAATTAAAGGATATATGCTTGTTACAGATAGCATATTAAACGGAGTCAGCGACGTTACAGGATATGCATATCAAAGCTACAGATTACTTAAAATTCAGAAAATGCGGATTTGAAAGGAGAACTATGGTTTTATGGTTGGAAGTATCAAAAGATAAATATGCATTACCTGTCGCAGTGTATGACAGCGTAAAAGAATTAAGCAAGGCAGCAGGAGTAACGGAAAACAGCATAAGGTCATACGTGTCAAAATACGATAACGGAAAGATTGACAAGTGCAGATTCCGTAGAGTAGTAGTGGATGAGGTAGTAAATGAGAAATCTAACAAAGGAAAGGTATTTAGAGCTTAAATATTTTTGTCAGCAATACAGCCAAAAGAAAAGAGAAGCATTATGTAACACACCATCAGGAAGAAAAGCAAAGATGGATGTGTTATTAATTGAGCAGTTAGCAGCAGATGTAGATAAACCATTAAGCGAATATATTATAAAACATGTCACAACAGGAATACCATACGAAAAACTGATAGGTTGTCCGTGTGGCAGGAGACAATTTTATAATAAGCGAAATGAATTTTATACAAGGCTATCCAAAGTTAAATAATGAAAAAGGGTCAGAAATTGGACCAACTTATATCGTAAGATATAAGAGTAGTGGTTTTCTGGTCTTGTTTTTTGAATGTAAAGTGTTTACATGATTTACCTACTAGGGAACATCTTCAACGGTGTTCCCTTTTTTTGAAAGTAAAATATGACAACAGAAGAAATTATAAAAGCAATTAGAGAGAACAAAGCATACAAGATATACAAAGATAAGAATTACAAGAAGTTACGTGCAAGAGTATTAAAAGATTTACACAACGAGTGCCAACGTTGCAAAGCCAATGGAAAGGTTACAAGAGCGGTATTGGTACATCATGTAAGGGAAGTGAAGAAGTATCCTGAACTTGCACATAAAGAGTTTTTTATTGATGAAGATGGGAACGAAAAAAGAAATCTTTTGCCGTTGTGTAAGCAGTGTCATGAAGAGGTACACGGGCGATATGGGTATAGACCTAATCAAATTAAAAAAAATCAAAAAAAAGAACCGGTAACACCAGAGCGTTGGTAGATGTACCCCCCACCCCCTAAACGGGGTTAAAAAAATAGAAACCTGAACAACGGGGGAAGTACCTGTGTTTAGGGTTTTTTTGAAAAAATAAAAAATATTTGCGAAAGGAGTGATTTTTTGAATATATGACAGCCAAAGAAAGAAAAATGAGAAATGCTACTAAAAATGCACTCTTGAGCGAAATCGAAAAAAAAGATTTGAAGCAGCAGTTTTATATTGACCAGATAGACATTTATATGCAATTTTATGATCATTTGTTGCAAATTAACAAACAAATTAAAGCTAATTTTGACGCAGATTTGGTAAAAGAGAAAAGATTGGTCTCAAAAGAAATGAGGTCGATTTTAACATTTATGAATTTAAAGCCTGATGTTGAAAGTGGTGATATTTTCGATGAAGAATTGTAATGAATACATCTTAAAATACATCAAGGATATTGAAGAAAATAGAATAGTACACTGCAAAGAACAGGATTTAATGATTAAAAACATCATAAAACCGGTTCTTGAAAGAGATGACATACGGGTAAATGATGAAAAAATTGAAAAAGGTTTGAGCTTACAAAAATATTTTGATTTTGAGTTAAACGACTGGGAAAAATTTTTATTTGCCTGCATTGTCGGAATAGAATATGCAGATGGTTCAGATTGCTATTTTGACGACATTAGAGCATACCTTGGGAGAGGTTCAGGAAAAAACGGCTTCATATCGTTTTTAGCATTTTACTTTTTAAGTCCATATCACGGTGTAAAAGGTTATAACGTGGAATTGATGGCAAATAGTGAAAAGCAGGCAAAAACATCTTTCAAAGATGTATATGAGATTATCAAACACCCGGAAAAGGAAAATGAAAGAGCAATTAAGTCAAATTATTCGGCAACATTGGAAGTTATCACAGGTAAAAAAACAAAGTCAACTTTAGAATTTAACACATCAAGTAAACGTGGAAAAGATTCCAAAAGAACAGGCTGTGTAATATTTGACGAGAAACACGAATACACAGACGCGGACCAGCAGAATATCAATACATTGTGCTCAGGATTGGGTAAAATGCCATTTGCAAGGGTTATTACAATCTCTACAGATGGACATGAAAGAGGTCAGGTATTCGACAGAGAAAAAGAAGAGAGCAAGGAGATACTACAAAAGTATGATCCTGACAATAGAAAGTTAGTATTTTGGTGCAAGCTAGACAACAAAGACGAATGGGACAAGCCTAAAATGTGGGCAAAAGCAAATCCGTCTTTGTCTTATCCGGGATTCGGAACTTCCATGTATCGAAGAATCAAGGAAGAGGTAAAGAGTATGCCAAGTAATATGTGGTATTTCCCTGAATTTATGGCAAAACGAATGAATTACCCAATCGGAAACAAAGACGTAGAAGTTGCAAAGTGGGAAGACATTGAAGCGACTGACCAGGAGATGATTGACTGGAATAATAGAGTGTGTATTGGAGCGGTGGACTACGCAAAAACAAATGATTTTGTAGGAGCTGTGCTTATTACATTCTACAAGGGAAAAGTCTATGTAAAACAGCATACGTTTATCTGCTCGCAGTGTAGAGACTTGCCTGGTATTAAAGCTCCTTTGAAAAAATGGGCTGCAGCAGGTGATTGCGAATTTGTAGATAAAGTTGAAATACCGTCTGAAATGGTTGCGGAATGGTTTGAGATTCAAAGAAAACAGTTTAATTTAAAAATTCAATTAATGAGTTTTGATAATTATAGATATTCACTAATGCGAAGAGCATTTGAAGAGATTGGTTTTACATCAGGAAAAGATGGAAACATCAAAATCATAAGACCAAACGACATAGGCAAGGTTGTGCCGGTTATTAATTCATATTTTATCAATCACAACATTGTTGTTGGAGACGTTCCAATATTCAGATGGATGATTAACAATACTATGAAGTTCAACAGTGGCAATAACATTTTGTATGGTAAGCAAGAGCCAATTTACAGAAAGACAGATACATTCTTCGCCTTTGCAAATGCTATGTGTTGGCTTGAAAAAATAGAGAACAATAAAGAAAATCACGAGTTTAAGTTCCATGAACCGATAATTTTCTAAGAAAGGAGACAGAATGGCATTCAGGCTAAAAATAAGAGATTTTTTCGGAAAAAAGAATAATGTTATAACGTCTGATTTTATCGAACAAGAGGTCATTACTCAAATGTCATATAAGTTGCTTGCGGTACACATTGCAGCATCTTACATTGCCAATGCAATTTCAAAATGTGAAATTAAAATATTCAAAAAAGAAAATGAAAAAATAAAGCTACAGAAAGACGTAACCGGCTACAGATTGAATGTTGAGCCTAATAATAATCAAAGTGGCTCACAGTTTTGGAACAAGGTAGCTATGAAGATGCTTACAAACAAAGATGGAGCATTGGTTATTGTGTCAAATGAGAAGCTATATGTTGCAGACAGTTTTCATGTTGACAAAAAGCCTTTTTTAGAAAATGAGTATAGTGCAATTGTTATTGATGATTTCTCTTCAAACAAAAAATATGTTGAAAGCGAAGTTATGCATTTTCAACTGGAAGATAAGAACGTTAATGAATTAATAGACAGCATGTATGCAGATTACGGTGAAGCCATTAGTTATGCTGTTAAATCATTTCTTCAAAGTAACGGTCAGAAATACAAATTGCAAATTGAAAATGACAAAGTGGGTGATCAGGACTTTGAAGATTATTACAAAGAAAAAGTTGAAAAGAGTTTAGAGAAATTTGTTAAATCGCCTAATGGTATTTATATACAATTTCCGGGTAATCAACTTGACACAATGAACGTAAGTAAAAATATTAAAGACAGTGCAGACGTTATCAAGTTAAGAAATGACATATTCGAGGTTGTAGCACATGCCTATAAAATACCAATATCAATGATGGCAGGCAATATCAACAACATGAAGGAGATAATAAGTGCATTTATCACGTTTGCGGTTGAGCCAATTGCCACACTAATTTCAGATGAAATTAAAAGGAAATTCTTTGGATATTCCGGTTATATGGATGATGTAGAAGTAAAAGTAGATACAAGCACAATACCATACATATCCATTTTGGATAATGCTACGAATGCGGCAGCATTAATACAAAATACTCTGTTCAATTCTAATGAAGTAAGAGAGATATTAGGAGCTATACCGGGAGAAGAAGAGATTTTAAATAAATTCTTTGTAACTAAAAATAATTCTTTAGCTGAAGATGTTTTAAACGGCACTGCAGGCGAAGAAACAACAAATGGGAAGGAGAAATAATGTTAGATAAGTATTTTCAACTGATTACCAATCAGGAAGAACAAAACGCAGATGTTTACATTTACGGTGATATTACAAGCTGGGAATGGACACAGAGCGATGTATCTTCCTACACTCTAGCCAAAGCTCTAATGGAGTTGGATCCTGAGATTACACACATAAATGTGTACATTAATTCTTATGGCGGCGAAGTGGCGGAAGGATTGGCAATTTATAACGCACTTAAAAGACATAAAGCAAAGGTTACTACATACTGTGACGGATTTGCAGCATCAATTGCAAGCGTAATTTTTATGGCAGGTGACGAAAGAATAATGTCTAATGCGTCACTTTTGTTTATTCATAATGCATGGACCTATGCGTCAGGAAATGCCAATGACTTAAGAAAACAGGCTGATAACCTGGAACAAATTACGCAAGCGTCTGTAAATGCGTATATGGAACGCGTAGACATGGAAGAAGATGAATTAAAAGAGCTGTTGGATGCAGAAACATGGATGTTGGCAGATAAATGTTTAGAACTTGGATTTGCAACGTCTATTATCGCAGAAAAAACAAACAAGACATCACAGTCAGTAAAAAAACAGATGATTGATAAGTTAGTGGTGCAGCAGTCATCAAAAGAAGATAACAGTGCAGTAGATGGCAATGCTCTGGAAGGTGGGGCAGAACCTACAGCAACAGGTGAAGAACCAAAAGAAAACATGGTTGTTAAATTTTTAGAAAATATAATCAAATAAATTTAGGAAAAGGAGAAAAGTAGATGATTAATTTAAACCAGAAAAAAGATAAGATCCAGGCTATTGTTGAAGCCGTAAAAAAAGGTGATGAAGATAGCATTTCAGTGGCAGTTGAAGCTTTCCACGATTCTGTATATGAGGGCATTAAAGCCGATTTCGCAGAATATCAGGCAACAGCAGACAAGCAGGTGCTAGTACAGAGAGGTTACAGACAGCTTACATCTGAAGAAGAATCATTCTATCAGAAGGTAACAGAAGCAATTAAGAGTGGTAATGCAAAGCAGGCATTATTAACAGCTGTTCCTGATGCAGCAATGCCAACAACTATCATTGAAGACATTTACAACGAACTTAGAAACGACCATCCGTTACTACAGAAGATTGAATTCAGATACGTTGGTTATTTAACACAGTGGATTTTATCAGACCATACATCACAGAAAGCAGTATGGGGCAAGGTAACAGATGAAATTGTAAAAGAAATCACATCAGGATTAAAGGTAGTTGAAGTTAAGCAGAATAAACTTTCAGCGTATGTATTTATTCAGAATGGCTTAATTGATATGGGCGCAACATTCTTAGATGCGTATATTAGAGAGATTCTAAAAGAGTCTTTAGCTTTAGGATTAGAAGAAAGCATTATTAAAGGTAATGGTGTTAATTGCCCTGTAGGTATGAACAGAGATATTCATGATGGTGTAAGTTTTAATACTTCAACAGGTTATCCTGAAAAGAAAGCAGAAGCATTAGAAGATTTCACACCTGCAAATTATGGCAAGTTATTAGCTAAATTAACAAAGACAGAAAAAGGAAACGCAAGAGGCTTTGACAGGGTAATGCTTGTATGTAACATGACAGATTATCTCACTAAGGTTATGCCAGGCTCAACTGTTTTAAATGCAAATGGAACATTCTCTACAAATGTATTTCCATTTGCTACAGATGTAGTTATTTCAACAGAAGTTGAAGATGGAAAAGCAATCATCGGTTTACCGGAAGAATATAATCTTCTTGTTGGTGGTGGAAGTGATGGCACTATTGAAGTATCAGAGGAGTATAAGTTTGTTGAAGATTTAACAACATTCAAGATTAAGCAGTATGCAGCAGGAAAAGCATATGACAACACATGCTTTATGGTTGTTGATATTTCAAAGTTAGAGCCACTCTATATTTGGATTAAGGAGAAAACAGAAGTAGCAGCATAAACATAAGGGAGACATAAGAGATAATGGACGAACAGTTATTGAAAACAATCAAAAATAGAATAGACATTACATTCGATGATGAAGATATGGATGATAAGGTTATAGGAATTATTGAAGATGGGATTCAATATCTTCGTCCATTATTTGGAATGCCTGATGGAATGGATTTTGATTGGAATAAGCCAAGTGAAGAAAGAGCAGTCTTGATAAATTATTGTCTGTATGAGTTAAACAATGTAAGTGAACATTTTATAACAAATTACAGAAACGATATTATGAGAATAAGAGCAAGATATGAGGTAGAACAGTGGAAAAAAGCAGATTCGACAACTACATTGACGGAGTAGTGAAGATATGTGAAAAAATTGAAAAAAAGAGCAATTTTAGAGCAAATATCAATGTTACAACAATGGATGATTTGAAGGTAATTGCAAAAATGAACTATCAGAAAATGTCGAGAAGAATTCAGGATGTTGAATTTGCTAAAAGTAACGGCTTTGAACTTACAATGAAAATTAAAATAAGAAAGATTAAAAACATTACATCTGATAATGTGGTTGTAATTGAAAACAAAATGCACTCCATTAAGCACATAGATGATGATGGAAACACAAATTTATATTTATATTTACAAGGAGAAAGAGAACTAAATGGAAGAAAATGAAAGCACTGATATTTTAACGGAATTAAGGCAGCAGTTAGAGAAACTGGACATACCGGTATATTATGGAGCAGGCGACAAGTCAGCATTCAAATACAGTGAGTTTATAGTATTTGGGAGAAGTAATATAAGAATTGTTCAGCATAAAACAGCATACACCAAGAACTTTGAGATTGTTATTGTGGCTGAAAACTGGGTAAGAGAAAATTTAATTCAAGATGTAATTAAAATGGCAGGCAATGCAGGTGTTAGAGTTTCTAATGGTGCTGAAATTGTAATCGATTATCAAACAAAAAACGACCTAAGTTACGAGATTGTATCTATTCCGTTTTTTGTTGCTGAAAAGGTGGAATATTAATGTCAGAAAAAACAGATTCAGTTAGACAGATTGTGTTTGACCAGCAGGATGATTTTGACGTATTACAAAATACAATAAAACAGTTTCAGGAAAATGCAGAAAGTTCAATTAATGAAGTTTTGCATGGCAAGGGAACAGAAGTTATTGCAGATGAGATAAGAGTTAAAATACATCCTTCAGGTAGAAAATGGAAACGCAAGAAACGACCATCTTCCG